ATCACCTTTATTACAACAATCATTACTTGTATTTGTAAAACGAAAAATATTTCTCCAATAATCAGTTCCTTTTAAATTTGTAAATAAAAATAATATAGATAATTTTGAGTTAGGAGTTGTAAAACCTAACTCACTAAAATTTTTTTTATAACCACCTTTTAGTATTTTATACCAATTTTTAGATTCTTCAAATGACCATTTTTTTAAAGTTGGAATATCAAATGCTAGATTATCGTTCGAGCCTCCAAAATTCTCAACAATTATGTTTTTAAAAAATATATAAAATAAGGATACAATAATTAAAAGAATTAATATTAAAAATAATAATTTATTTGGAAGTTGTCTAAATATATTTTTAAGTTTTAACATATTATTATAATTTAAAATGATAAAATAATATTATAGTTTAAAAGATTAAATAATTATTTAATTATTTAATTATTGTACGATTTAATAAATCTAAAATATTATCTAATTTGCTGTTTAAATTTTTTATATCTTGTTGAAGTAGTGATATTTTTTCTTCTGTTGTTTCTTGTTTATTAGGTATTTTCTTAAATAATTTAAATATATCGTTATCATTATCATTATCTTTTTCTATTTCTTCCATTTCTAATTTAATTTCATTTGCTTCATTTTTATTATAGAATTCATTTTTACCCCATGTCACATTTTTTTTAGGACTTTCTTGCTCTTTATTACCCAAATCAATTACTTGGTTTTGATAAATGGTATTATCAATATCTGAATTATCTATTTTTATATATTTTAGCCTATTACCATTATTATTATTATTTTGAATAGGTTGTACAAATTTATCAGTTTTTACAGATGTTTCTTGTGGTTTTAACCAATTATCTACACTAGAATTCTCAATTAAATTATTATTATTATTCCTATTTATTTGTTCAACATCATAATTTCTTTGGGCAGTTATTTCTTGTATTGCTTTTTCCATTTCACTTATTGGTCCATCATCTAAACTATCAGTAAATTTTGGTACTGGAGGAACTGGTAAAGACATCGCACTTGTAAACTCTTCTTGGCGCTTATTTAAATCTTTGTCAAACTGACTTCTTCTATCGTTTTGAATTTCTTCATATGTTATTAATTCATTCACATTATTTGGCGTCTCATTCGATATTTTAATTTTTTTTATTTCTGTAGACATACTATTTTTTATAACCTTATTTGAGTGATTTAATACTAACATAATATATTTTTTATTTAATTCTACCAAATTATTTGATTTCTTACTTTCAATATCATAAAATCCCCTGATATTACTAGTAAATAAATTAAACATATTTTCTTTAAAGTCGAGTGATTGGTTTTTTATAATATCTTCATCACTTATTACATCCCATAATATTTTAACATTGTCCTTATTTAAAAAATTTGTTATCATTAATATAAATTATATAAAAATCTATTTATATAATTTTACGCAGTTTAAATCATAATATATAAGATATAATATTATAGTGAATCATTAAAATAAATCTTTCTAAATTTTTGCATATATTCATCCTTTAATATATGAGTTTTTAAATAATGTTCTGTCATTTTCCCTTCAAGCATATGAACAATAAAAAATAATGAATATATTCCACATTCTGTATTTCCATATTGATGCTCTATACCTTCATTACTATCAAATTTAAATACTATTTTGGGTTTCAAAGCCATTCCTTGTTCTTTTATTCTATTTACTAAAGCCATTATCTCCTTTGTAGGTTTATCTCCAGTACTATCAAAGAAAAAGATATGCTTCTTTTTAATATTAATAAACATTGATATCCAATGTTGGCCTGGTTTATCATGTGGGTCTGTATTAAATATAATACCAATTTTTGTCTTGCCGTTTTTAATTTGCTCAGCTAAATTAAAATTACATAATTCTTCCCAAACACATTCACCATACATTTTTCTTGTATCAAAATCAATAGGGGTTGGGCCTATAAAATCAAAACATTTATATGCTTTTTCATATTGTTTCATTACTTTCATTATATCAATACTAGATAACCATTCATTTGGATTTTTTTTCCATTCATCTGGTGATTCTGGAGCAAAAGAATCGCTCATTTCACTACTTACTGGTCCAAATTCTTTTTTTTGTTTTATCCAACATGACTCTTTATTACATACACCGCTTAAATATTCTGTTAATTTTTTATGTATCTCTTTTGTGTTATTTGTATTTATTTTAATATCAGGATGTCTAGCATTCCATAAATCGCGGAGCTTATATAATGATTTATCTGTGTAACAAGTAAAATTATTCATTTCCTTTTTATCTTTGGGACTACAATTAACATGTTGTAATTTTTTTTGTCTAGAAGAACCAACTTGTTTATTTCTCCTAGATTTATTTATTTTAACTCTATTTTTCTTTTTTGTTAATATCCTCTTTGTTCTATTTTTTTGAGTTATTGATTTCATCATATTTATTAGTGATATTTTTCTTTTTATTTATACCTTTTAATTTTAATTCTGGATCATTTAAATTAATTTCTTTTTGTTTTGGTATTATTAATTTCTCTTCAACCTTTGTAGTCTTTCTTTTTACAAATTTATCTAAAGGAGGTGTTGTAATTTTAATTGAACGCATCAAAAGTTTATTGGCTTCCTCTTCTGTTTTTAAATTATCATCATCTAATTCTGGAATGTTACTTATATCAGGCTCTTCATTTAAATTTTTATATTCTTCTTGATTCAAATCATTGTTATCAATTGTTTTAAAATAATGAATACAAGAATGAATAAAATTATCATAAGCATATTTTACATCTGGTAATAAATCTTCAGGTTCTTCTTTTGTTATCAATAATTCTTTAAATAAATTATAAATTCTTTTTTTATAAAATTTTCTCTCTTCTTTGTTAATTGACTTTGATTTTTGATTTTTGACATGTTTATTAAACATTTCTTTATTTAATAAACAATCTAAAGTTACTTGATTTATAAAGGCATCTGACATTTATTTTATATATGTAATATTATTTTTATACATATTCTACTTTTAACATTTTTGTTTTGTCATATCTCTCACCTGTACTCTAGTAGAATTGAAAAACATATCAGTACCTACTATTTTTGAGTCTGGATTAGGATTAAATTGTGAAAAACTTTGGTTTTGAAATAACAATGAATGCGATTGAGATGATGTATTTGGAGTAAAACCATAATTATATAAGTCACTATTGCTTGATGGAACATATACTGCTTGGCTACATTTTTGTAAAGCATATATTTGATTTCTTAATTCAGATTCAACATTTATTTTTGAAGCAAAACCTGACCATGGAGATTCTGTATTACCTGGATTAAATACAGTATGAGGACTAAATGTTGGTTGCACTGTTAATGGAACATTTATAGGCTTTCTTGGGTCAACAATAGGTAAATAGGAATATTTTGTCATTACAGGTCTCACATCTAAATAAGGTTGTAGCATTTGAGATGGAATATTTCTATCATATATTCTTGTATTCGTTTGTTGTTGTATTTTGGATACACTTTCTTGTTGTTGATTACAGTTATTCATTTTATATAATGAATATATATTTTTTATATTTAACTTTTTATATTAAACCTAATTTAATTACTTTGTAAACTAGTATAAAGATTTTTGACTATATTATTATATCATTCATGTGTGGAATTTTTGCGATTTTAAATAATAAGGCGCCATTACAAATAATTGAAGATAGTTTTGTAAAAGGAAAAAATCGTGGTCCTGAGTTTTCTAAATTAGAATATTCTTTTCTTAGAATGATGTTAGGGTTTCATAGATTAGCTATTAATGGTTTAAATGAAGAATCCAATCAACCATTAATTATTGATGAAATTATTTTAATTTGTAACGGAGAAATTTATAACTATAAAGATTTGTATAAACTTATGGGAGTAGAAGCTAGAACCGGTTCTGATTGTGAAGTTATTATTCATTTATATCTTAAATACGGTATTCAACAAACTCTTAATATGTTAGATGGAGTTTTTTCTTTTCTCCTTTATGATATTCAAAATAATAATGTGTATATTGCTAGAGACCCATTAGGAGTAAGACCATTATATCAAATGATTAATATTACGAATGACTCTAATAAAATGTTTGGATTTGCTTCAGAGCTTAAATGTTTGAGTGAACTTTATAATTTAAATAAAGAATCTTATATTATTGAACAATTTAAACCCGGTACTTATAGTGTTTTTAATTTTTCTGATAAAATATTATCTTCTTGGGAACCAATGTACAAAAATATACCATATTTTATTCCCAATTTTTCGCACAGTTTATTACTTGATGACATAAATTTTAAAATATCTAATTTGCTAAATTCAGCAGTTATTAAACGTTGCTTAACAACCGAAAGACCTATTACATGTTTACTATCTGGTGGCCTAGATAGTAGTCTAATCGCCGCTCTTGTTAATAATTTTTATAATATACATAATAT